CAAGCACGAGATAAATTGGATTGATCATAATCGTTAACGAGTTCCTTTGCTTCAATGAATAGTCCACGGGCAGATGCTTGATCAGGATACCTGGACTTAAGTTCCTGGAGACGACGAGAAAGATCTACAGAATTATCTCGTAGTTCACACCAGAAGTTATACAGTGGTTCATACAAATCGTTGACCCACACAGGAATATCTGGATTTTCCTTACTGAATGCGATAGCAACGCTACCACCACCCAGAAATGTTTCGCGATATTCTTTGACGCCCTCAGGAAATCTTGGAAGAAGATATTTAGTGGCGCGAGACTTACCGCCTGGATACCTGAGAGGTGTTTTCAGGGACTTCAAAGTTTGGTTCATGATATTTAAGGTATTCCCAAAAGGTTAATTTCAGTTGCTTTACTGTCATGCCACAATGGGCAGCAGCAGCGGGTAAATTCATGGAAGCATAGAAGAGTGCTTCATGTGCTTCCTTTACATTCTGCGGATTAGTCTTTACTTGCATTAAAGAATAAGTTTTTTCTTCTCGGGGGTAGCAATGGGTGAGTACATTTGCTCGTACTGATCAATAATTTGTTGGTCGGGTTCAGAGACATAAACCACAAACTTAGATTGCACTTCAATCTCTTTAACATCCTTACTCAGCATCGGAGACCATGCAACAAACGTCAGAGTTCCTTGGGAGGATGGAACACCAACAATAGCGTTCTTTACAGTGATAGTACTATCAGTGCTATTTACCACTTCAGTAACCAAGTCCTCACCAGAGGACATGCGAATCAGTTTTACATTCATTTGAACAATAATTTCAAGTAATAATATTTAGTCTTTATCAGGGTGAGTAACTTTACACTCTGAATACTCTTTCTTTAGTGTTGATATTGTAATTCCAGTTTTATTATCTGGAAGTTTTTCCGAGGGGACCATCCAAATTGCATCATCCCTAATACTGATAAATGCCATGTAATCAACAATATGTTTATACATCTTTTTTTCACTATGGTGTGTACATAGATGAAAGCTCATGTTGTTATCTTGTGCAGTTGATTTTACCTGCACCCTTTCAAAGTTCTTTCCGTCCTTTGAAATGATAAAGTCTACTCCCCAAATATCTTCAAGTGGTGTATAAACTTGATATCCCAATAACATCATCATGTTTTTAAATTTGTCCTCAGAAATTCTACCAAGACCCCTCTGAGAAGTAGCAATTTTAACATCTTCAGCATTAAACAAAGATTCCTCAAGAACTTTCTGAGTTCCTACAATTTGTGCATATTTTTTCTTTGCCTCAATAATTGCAGTTTCTCTGTCTTCAGTGCGGAGACCCCAATGACCTCTTTGAACTCCTGGTTTTTGTTTTATACGAAAATACCATCGGGATTTACCATATCTCCGAAAAATAGTAGCATGAGGATCATCATTAAATGTTTCCTCAAACTGATAAATTTTACTACTCATTTGAACTGACATTCCATCATGATTTCGGTCAAACATGCAAGAAGATTGATCTCCTGATCAGCAGCAAATGCCGCCTGATATTGATATTTAGCAATTACCAAGACTGCCATAGGAATAGTGGAAGGAACAAGGACATCATACATTGCTTCGTAGATGCGATGGATAACCATGTTGAAATCATTATCCAGGTTTGCCACAACCCACTTACGGACAACACCAAACTCTTTGTTCTTCAAAGCATCAGTGAGTCCTTTGAGATTAATATCTGTGATCTCAGCAAGAATACCAGTATCAATGTTACCAGTATTACCATACTTCTGAAGTTGATTCAGAACACGACGCCAGTCAGGGAAGTGATTCTGAATCAGTTCCGCAACAACCTTAGGATCATACGCAACATTTTCACCCTCAAGTATAGTCCTGACACGGTTGAAAAATTGCCCCGCAATAGCTGCCTTTTCTTTTCCTTTGAATGCAAAATCAATGACTGAACATCGTGATTGGATAGGGTCAATGATTTTGTTTTTGTAGTTGCAGGTGAAGATGAATCGGCAGTTGCTATGATATGCCTCAATAGAACTCCGTAGGAGGAGTTGTACGTCGTTGCCTGTGTTATCTGCCTCATCAATGATGATGACTTTGTGCTTGCTGCCTTGAAGAGAGACGGTCGTCGCAAAGTTTTTTGCTGTGTTGCGTACCGTGTCCAGAAATCGTCCTTCATCGGATCCATTAATAACAATATAAGATAGTCCTAGTTCTTCGCACAATGCCTTAGCGGCAGTGGTTTTACCTACACCAGGAGGACCAGCAAGCAGAAGGTTATTCAACTCACCAGCAGCAACCTGTTGCTTAAGATCACGTTTGATACTGTCAGGCAGAATACAATCGTCAATCTTACGAGGGCGGTATTTCTCCACCCACAGATACTGGTCATTCATAATGTAAAAAAGTTTCAGTTAGAATCGGGTTCAAGTGCAATCCAGTAGGTCAGAGGCATCTTCTCATGCTGGAAGCAACTAATCAGGCGCTTTGACATAGTGACCTTATAATCTCCTTTGAAGATCTTCAGGTTCTCGACCTTCATATTGAGTACAAACTCATCGTCAGTAACACCGACATTCACAGAGTAAGTATTTGAAGTGTCGTTCTCTTTGTCGCGAACAACCACAGAGATCATCTCACCATCACCAACAACAGAAAGATCAGGGAGATTGTTGACTGCTGCCATACGAATCAAACGAGCACGGTCTTCTTCAGTCAAAGTAAAACTGACATCAGCAGAAGGAATCTTAGGATTATCTTCTGGTGCTTTCTTAATCAGACTAGGGTCAGCAAAGAAATACTTCATGGAAGAACGACTGTCAGTGATTTTCACATGATGCTCAGCACCGAACTGCATGTCAGCACCAACCATCAATGACATATTACCGAGGAATTCACTCAAGTCATAGATGGCAAAGTCTTGAGGGAATGCCTCAGTGACATTTGCTTCCGCAAGAATGTTCTCTGCGACAGAGAAAGTGCGAAGTTTATGTCCTGCCTCTACAGCAATAGACTGATTAATCTGAGAGAAATTCTTCAGAATTTCAATTGTATCATTAGACAGTTTCATACTCATTGGGGATAATCACTTTTGTTGTTAAGGACGCCAGAGAAATGGCAAAGAAGAATGCAATAATGAATTGCTTTTAGAATGTCCATCTTGGACTTACCACCTTTCTTACCGAATCGGGAAAGGTATTTAATTGCATTAGAACGGCAGAATGGTTCTGCATCACCGATGCTTTCAATCAGATCAAGAGTCTGAGTTTTAGACTCTTGAGATGTGTAGTGAGAGCGATATGTTCCCGACAAATAGTCACGAACTTCTTTGAGTACGATATCTTCTTCATACTTCCAGAAGTGAGATGCATCCAAATTAATTTGCGGGATGCCAGAAAGGTCTAGATCAAAGTCTGCGTTACCCTCAGTCGCCATTGGTCAATTCCTCCATTTTACTAAAATTTTTCACTTTGT